GTATATTATACAATATTTTTGACGTTTGTCAAAAATAAAATTCTGAAGTGCAAGATCAAATGCCACATGGGACTTACCAAATCGTCTGGCATGACTGACACTGATACAATTAGCATTTGTACATATAACTCTGTTCAGATATTCAAGCAGACCTGTCTTATCAAGATACAATTCACTATTCTTGTCCTTTGTAAAACTGTCATTACTTGGATTAAAATAAATGCCCATCTCATGCCTTCCTTGTTTATTTCAAATGTCTTATATATAATTCTCAGAATTCATTGATATAGGCCTTTTCTCTGAAATCGGGATATTAATTCAACCTCTTTCCGAGTTGCCATAAAGCTGTGCCCATCCTCAAGTGTTATATTTCCAAGTTCAATGTTCTTATCTATGCTACCCATTATATCTGTTTTTATGAGGCTTTTCAACGACGCTATATTCTCAGGAGTGCGTAAGTATCTTTTTAAATGTGCTGTCAAATATTTTATGTGTCAATCTATATTGCTGCCTACTGTTTTTTCTTCCGATTGGTAGCCACACTTTAGCCCTAAATCAACCATAAGTCAATAGATTTTCACAAATGCGCGTATAAGGCAATTTTTCGCGAGATTATTTTAAAATTATAACTTTTTTTACTTTCTTCTCGCCATCAAAATATTCTACTACTATAGTTCTATCCATTTTAATCACCCCTTCCATTTGATATGTAAGGCAATTATAATACCGAATAAATATAAAACAAGTCTTGACAAAATAAAACAAAAGAGTTGCTGTAAAATTCCTTAGCAACTCCCGTTTTCCAACTAATGCTGAATATCAAAGCAATATTTCATATGTATGGCTGTCATCATCATAATATACAAGCATGCCAAATTTGTATTCATCAAAATTGATTTCAACCTTCAAAGAATTTAAAAATCAAAAAAATAGAGAGCCTTTAGATCTCTCTAAAAGCCCTCTAAACCGTTTAAATACTAGGTTTTTATTTAGAACTTACCAGCGTTAGCAGCTTCCTCTACAGATGCTGTAAGTCCTTTATTTTCAACGATTGTAGGCGTTAATAGTATGCATATTGTAATAATACACCACTTTTTACCCCATTTTGATGCTATCGTTGACTATCTAGCCATCAATTCATTGACTCGCTTCTGGATCTTTTCCGGGTCGTATCCAGCTTTCTTGAGCTTGGTCTTGCGCTCTTCGCCGTTCCCCCATTTACCGGCAATTACCTCTCGTGCAATCTCGTCGGTAGACTTTACATGAGAAGCCTTTACCTGCTTGTTGACTTCATTCTGCACCTTATTGTAGTCGTATCCAGCCTTAGTCAACCTTGACTTTCTAACGTCGCCATTCCCCCATTTGCCTGCGAGGACTTCCTTTGCTATCGTTGCAATGGACTTCTTCTTTGTGGTTGGTTTGGTTGTTGACGAAACTGCGGTCTTAACTCCTGCATATTTCTGCCATGTCGTCTTAGATATGTATGCCTTGTTGAGGTCAAGATCGCCATTATAGCCGTCGAGTCTTCCATGTGATGAATACTGCCTGATCGCGCAGTCATAGACTCCCTCGTTCCAAGGCGTCTTCTGAAACCCAGTATATTCGTCATCAGCATACTGAGCTATCCAGAGTGGATATCCAACTGACTTAACTCGATCCATAGCAGATTTCTGGATGTATATGAAAGGCTTGACTCCCGTCCGCTTATGGACATAGTTGCACCATGACTCGCACCACTCAGCATCATCCCTGCCAAATCTAGGATTGTCGTCAGCCTCCCAATCAAGGGCTATGATACCCTTACCGATAAACTTCTTGATCTTATCTAGGAAGAAATCTGCCTCTTTCTTGACGTCCCCTCCATTTGAGTAGTGATACATGCCGTACAGCCTTCCAAGCTTGATTGCTTTATTTGAATGGCTTGTAAAACACCTATTGAAGTAGTCTGATCCCTCGGTGGCCTTGACTATTATAAAGTCGCAAGCCACCTTAGAGAGATTAATACCATCCTGATGCGCTGATATATCTATTCCATTCATCAAAAATCACTCTCCTTTTTCCAAAAGCGCTTGAACATTTCTATGAGCTTTTCCCAACCAAACATGCAAATATAAGCAATAAGAAAAGATGCAAACAGAATAGCTACCGGGTAATACCACATGAGTGCGATATTATAATATGAAAGAACCCCAAATAAAAAGACCTCACATACAATGATGCTCGTGATGAGTACCTGTAGTGAGGTTGGTATCTTTTTAAGGAATCCTAATTCCTTTGTAAACTGTGTGATGACTGTGATCACAGTGCATATAATCGCAACTGCGATAAGTAATAATGAAATTTTCTCCATTTTAATCTACTCCTTTCCGTGATCATTTGGCGTAATGGGGAGTTTGTCAATCTCATCCATAACCCGCTCGGCAGTACCATTACCGCCAAGTTTTTTATATGGCTCATATAAATAATTCTTGAGATTGTCATACTCGTCCATCGTTATATATGTAGGCGAACGTGCAAGATAACTTTTTCCTAAGTATAATATCCGGTCATGCGCCAAGCCCATCAGCATTTCCGACTGAGCGTCTTTTTTATCTGATTTTTTAAGCAAAAACGCCCATAATCCAGATGACGCCAGTACCGCAACGATGACAGGCACTATTATATGTATCAATATGCTCATATCTTTCTATCCTTTCCGACTTATGCTATTCTGATTGCCTGAATGTAACTGTTAATAGTGCTCAATGCCGCACCACTTGACTGTATTCCCTGAAGGTTGAGTTTTGTTGATGTTTTCAAGTTCGCAATATATGAGCACTGTACACTTGTTACTCCTTTTGTTGTTCCGGCTATATTCATCTGCTGGCTCTCTCTGAAGTAGTCAGTAGGTGATGTGGCAAATCGGGCACCTCTCTGTCCATTGGCAGCACTATTAAACAGCACTGTACCATTAACAACGTATTTTCCTGCTGGCAACGTAACTGATGCGCCTGTGTCTGTCCAAGTGCCTGAGCTCATGGATTTTGCACCAACGTTTTTTGTTATTACTTCACCTAAAACATTATCATTGTGGTACATTGTGCCATCTCGATCAACTCGAAATGTCAGCTTACTGTTCTCATCCTGTATCCAAATAACTGGTTTACCATCTTCATCACAGAGTATTAACCCTGCTCCACCAGCGCCCATACTTAGTCCAATTTTGCTGATTATTCGACTTGTAGTAATTCCCCATCCGCAAATAATACTATCATCCATCGCTTTTAATTTACCCATTTTGTAATCGAAGGTACTGGACACTAGTTTTTTTGTGGATTCTATTCTCCACCAGTCATTATCTGAATAATCCCCTCTTTCACTTGCTATGATTTCTATTGGCGTGAATGAAGTAGAGTCCAAAATAGTGTATGTTCTTATAAGCTGTGTTCCATCGTCACTTGACGCACTTCCCGCAGAATACAATGTTCCGTCCTGGATGTCCCATCCACCGATTTTCCCGCCAGTAGCAAATAATGCTTTTGTTACTAATCCGTCATCATCCCATTTACCGCTTGGTGTTCGTATCTCACCGGACGAATAATTGGTCATCATCCCACTTATACAATCTCCATTAGAATCTTCGACATAATTTGTACTCTTGATTATGCCCGTTATACTAGACCCATCTGTGATTTTTGTTATTCGCAAATTTGAGATGCTGAGCGTAATATATGCCAATTCTGATGGAACGCCATCCGCTTTCGCTATACACATATAAAATTGAAAGTCTTTTACTAGTGATATAGATTCTGGCATAGATAACACCCATGCATTACTTGCTATGTTCTCAAATTTAACATATGGCTGCATCGACGATGGCATAGTATATAAGATCTTTGGCGATAAACTAAAGTAAGATTGATCTTTCAATGATTCAGTTTTACCTGTAGATGCTATATAACCCACTATATCGTAATCGTCCATAGTCAATAAATATTTCATTCCTTGTGGATTTCCTGAGTATGTAAAGCTAACCGGAACTTTCAAGTTGTATTCCGGTCTATCACCAACAGGTGACTGAAGATTTTGAGTAAATGTTACTTGATAATCTTCTTTTTCATTGCTTTTGGACGACCACCCTAAATTCTTATATGTATGTTCGCTAAGCTGTGATAAATTTGAAGGGTCTCCCATCAATATTTTAGATACATCAAGCGAACCAGCCTGGATCTTCCCACCATTTATTTGTACCGTACCGGGAACATAAATGTTATTGGCAATACCATCGGCAGTCTTCTGAGCATTATTTGCTTTATTCCACGCCTCTTTTGCTGCCTCATAGCTACTTGACAAAGATACCTGCGAATAATAGATGCTCCCATTTGTCATTATTGTCTGGTCGACAAAATATAGCCTATTAGTTGCTCCGTTTTGATATGCCGGCTCTGTTTTCGTCCAGCCAGATGGAATAGCAGCATCATCTGTAGGTTTAGACGGTGCCGCTGCACTTGCTGACTGTAGTTTGTAATATCTCGTAACAGATTCAATGTCTATTATTCTTGAGATGGTTATTTGAGCTCGTGGCTTTTTAACTTCAGCCATACAAAGCACCTCCTATTCAAGCTGACATGTATATACTTCAGAGTTCAATACATTTTTGGCTGAGACTGTATATGTTGCGCCTGTTGCTATTGGCGCAGAACTTGACGTTACAGTTCCCTTATACCATTTGACTGTACCAAGACCTGATACAACACCGCCATCGCCTATCTTCTGCTCCACAGCCCCCTTAAACACGTGAGCAGTGAGAACGGTTTCTCCAGTATTGTTCTTGAATATACTGCCATTGGATGTTGTAATGGTGAGCGTTATAGCATCAGATCCAGCATCTCCTTTTGCACCTGTAGCCCCATGTGTGCCTATGATAGTTGGTACAGTGTTCGATGTTGTGTTGTTTGAATATTTTATCTGCTGATATGACCACAGATACTTCTTTGTGGTGTCCGTAGCCTGCATAGTAGTCGTAAATCCTGCCGTAGCTGTTGTTACTCCAGTGGATGCCGTTGTAGCAAGGTAGTAATTCGTTACCCCTGTAATACTAACCCCCTGACTTCCTGTCTGTCCTCTATCACCATATGTACCGATGATCGCTGGTGCAGTGTTAGTTGGATTGCCTGACGAATATGAGATCGTCTGATATGCCCAGAGATACTTCTTTGTAGCATCTGTTGTCTGAATAGTGTCAGTCCAACCAGACGTAGCCGTTGTTACATTACTAGCAGCACTAGTCGCAAGATAGTGCATCTTTACACCCGTTATACTGATTCCAGATGCCCCTGTCTGTCCCGTCTGTCCTGTTTTTGCAACTGCAAACGAGAACTTCTTGTTGATTGTTACATCATCAACACTTATTGGTATTGTTGCCTCGCAAGCTGTGGTAATGAGTGCTGTTATCCTGAATGTTATCTTTGGACTCTTTGTTCCACTATTCTCTACTGTTGCAGTTATACCAGTTGGGCATACAATGCTCTTTGCATCCACATTAACCGCAGAACACTGATTTGATCCGCAATATGCTACCGCCTCGGTTGTACAACTTAAACCTGCTGGTGCACCCGATGTGTTTCCTATAAATGTATACGCCTCAGATGTCAATACAACGTTATAGGCATCTGAAACATCTAAAATAGTAATCTGATCTGCTGATTTTATAGCCATAATATAAAACCTCCTTAATCTGTTATGAGTTCACACATAAACGTCACTTTTACGTCTACGTCATCTGGCGAAAGGGTAAAAGAAAATCCGTCGTTCCCCATTCTCGAGTCGGCGGATGAAATAATCCCGTATGAATCTTCGTCTAACCTCTGCCACTTCCACTGAATATATGCAGAGTTTCCATATACCTCGTGCAACCTGTCTATATCGGTTATCCTATCTTTTCCATGATATATAACAACCGATAACACCGTGGATACTGCATTATTCTTAAATACAGTACCTCGCGATGATTCTATTCTCAGGAGTGTGGTTATCTCATCTCTGACATTATTGACATCCTGTTTTATGTCATTTATAACGTTTTCTATATTCTGCTTGCCAAGGGTGAACTTATCTGCCGATATGACAAGATGGGATTCTCCCTTATTATCTACATAGAACATTATGAAATTGTCAGAATCACCAATATTTATCTGGCCATCACTTCCGAGATATGTCCCCCGGGAGATATTACTCATACTCTCCTTTGTGCCAGAGTATAAACCGCCATCCACTATATGCCAGCCACCTATTGTTGCTCCAAATGCCACAAGATCATCAACAGCTATCTTAGTTGCCGTGATAGACTTGGCTCTGATCACACCGCCATCAAGGCTATTGTAATCCGTCTGCTCTTTCTCTACCGTGTTACCATCGGTATTCAGCTTGTAGTACAGTCCATCTTCTCCTTTGATAACCAGCTTATCTGCTATGACTGTACCGCCCTTGATGCTGTCACCAAGGATAGTTACACCAACCAATGTGCCAGTTATCTGCTGATCGCCAACCACGACATTTTCTATCAAACCGCTTTTCGCAAAGAACTGCTCCAGCGCCGCCTTGCCTATATTTGCAAAATCTATCTGTGCATACTTTATATCAGCCAGTTTTGCATCAAGCTTCCTGGTTTGAAGTTCTTCTATGGTTGCATCATTGGCAGTGAGTTTCTCATGTATGCTGACATTGTCCACTTCAAGTTCCTTGATGCTGGCATTATTAGCTGTAAGTTTTTCATTTATAGTGACATTATCTGCTTCGAGATCTTTTATATCGGCTTCTGTAGCTGTCAACTTATCGGATATCTCTACGTTATCAGCCTTGAGATTCTCTATATCTGCATTTATTGTCTTGAGATCGCCAATACTCGCCTTGTCAGCAACAACTTCAGTAAGTACTTTAACATCATCGCTTCGAGCTGATGGTGAAGATATATTTCCCATTATTGTTGCTGTATGATCCTTAACAAGAACCATTACCCGCTCAAGACTGTGCACATCCGCCATAGATGTAACCGGGGTGAGTATCTCAGAACCATCAAGTCGTACATATGGGGTACCGTTCTGCATCACCACTGTGCCGTACATAGTTGTACCATCCTGTGTTTTTGTATCCTTGGTTGCCTTAACAAATTTAGATACAAGATCCGCCGATAATTGCATGGCTCATCACCCCCATAAACTATTTGTATATATTGCCTTTTCTGTGACAACGCATCCTGTTGTACACTTGATAGACTGACTTATGATTTTTGCTTTCTGATTGAGTATCCCTGCCCTTTCATAATTAAGCAGAACACAATCCCCAACCCGAACTGGATAATACCCATGGGAATAACTCACAGTATATTCTAGTGTAGACAGTGTTTTTAACAACTGCCTTGCATATTCGTCAATCTGTGCTTTTGTTGGATTCCCTGTAAGCGACGGATTCGTCACTCTGCGAATTATTTCCCGCCCACGATTCACTGTAGATATCGGGCTATTCGGGTCGTTGTTGACCACTCTTGTCTGATATGTGAGATTGTTTCCGGAATACAGTATCTCCACAACATTTGGTATCCCATAAAGGTCCCTGCTGATGGTTATACTTGGTAAAAGTATAGAACTGTTGCTATCGTCGAAAATAGCAACCGGTTGTAATGCCGTAACCTCCTGCACTGGCCTAAAACATATCTGTCCCAGATCGTCAAGTTCGTACTCGTACTTCGCATTACTGCTCAGATCTTTCAGGAACGTTAGCCAGTTGTCGTCCGTATTAGAAACAAAATCCACTTCCAATTTCTTATTGTCTGTGCACTCTATCACCGGCGCCCTCGCATGTGACTTGGTTAGTGAGCACACATTGTCCATTATCGGTTCACCCTTCCGTATGGAAAAGCCAAGTGGAGGCGGATTTTCTTTCAACTCGATAAGCGGTGTATATGCATCTACAGATACGCTTTTTGCCTTACCATCAAACTCTTCTGATGGCGTCTGAACCATATGCGTCCCCAATGGAAACCGTTCACGTATCCCATTTTGAATTGTGACGAGGTATGTCCTTATGTAACATTCCCCAATACTCTCTGATAAATCAAAAGACGCTGAGCCAAGTGTATCAGCATCAGCGTCCCTCGATATTGTTGCACCCATCTTCACGTTCATAAGCCGTTCGGTATCCCGCCATGTCGCAGGATCGACAATGTAGTATTCGTATGTCTGCTGCATTGGTTTTGTCCAATCAGGCATATCACTTACCCCCTTCGACTCGTGTTACACTGAACTGTACCGGTGTAGTTAACTCGCAATGTGTCTGGCTGTAGGATACAGAAATGCTTGCCCAGTAACCTGTACCGGACGGTTCTCTTACATATACGTCGTTAAGCCATCTTGTAAGCTCCCGGATCATTGAAAGCGTATCTTTATCATTGTGCGGTATGACTACATTCCAGTTCGATGTATGCCCTATCTGTGTTCCGTAATAGCTGACAGGATGCTCTCTACCAGCATATTCAAGTAACTCTGTATCTGGATTAAAGCTATCTGAGATGTCAATATTATAAGGAAGTCTGAGCATCTTGCATGTCCATGCAGGTTCCTCCAAAGCATCCCCATCTCCACCCGAAGCATCATATGATCCCCACTGTTCATCCCACTGGATTATTACAGCAGTTTCTCCGACATCTTCTGCTACATCTGCATAACTGACTACCCCCGTGTTCTGATCTATTGCAATTATCCTATAACTTGCCGTGTCAAGAGCCGGATGCTGGTCTGGCACTGAAATACCCATTGTATTTGCTACGCCTGTTTCTATTTCTGTAAAGGTGCCGTCAAACTCTCTTCTGTACACTGATAACAATACATCGACTGCAAGTTCTTCGTTCTCATCAACGCACCATGGACTGATAATTGCTGTGAGTGTTTCTGGGTCGATTACTATTGACGCATCTGGGGATAACTTGTTTTCTTCCCATTCCACAGTCATTTCTATGGTATCTGTCGCAGTAAGCCCAGAATCTAATGCTACAACACAGTTGATCGTATAAGTATGACCACTTTCAAAATCTATGTTGTTAGCGCTCAGTGTAATGGCAGTTCTGTTGTCGTCATATTCTACTCCGTCCTTGGATGTCTGCGGAGTTCCACTGTAATACTTATTGAATATCACATCCCCTGCATATACCATTTTGAAGTTACCCAAGTTGTCCATTGTCTGGTATGTATCATTTGATGATATTGTCACACTCGCACTTATGAGTTTCTGTGTATCAGGCTGAGTTGTACATTCAAGTACTATTGGGAACGATGTGATCTCAGTGATTGGTTCATTATTTTTATTACTTAATGTAAGCTGTACTGTTGGCTGTGCATACACTTTCACTTCTCTGGTTATTGACCAGTCGCCATATTCTCCGGTAACACCTGCTGTTCGGATTGACCATTTTATCACTGTGTCTTTCGTATAGTTCTTTGTATCTATAGTATAAACACTGTTTGTATCGTCCTTGCCAATATATTTGTCCAGATTTATTGTCGGCTGTGATACACCATCGATACTCAAATTAAGCTGCGCATGTGACTGGTCTGACCCATCCTCTGAATTCTGAACCCAATAAAGTAAGATCTTCTCGCCTATACCTAATACAGTCTTATTTGACCATGTTGTTGGGGCAGAAGGTTTTGTTCCCAGAGCAACTGTATATGTTCCCGTCGTCCAGTTTGATGAACCGGCACTATTAGTTACTCTGACTCTGAAATAATACCTTGCTCCTGTTGTAAGCCCTGTTATCTCGGCATGATTTACATTTGCATCAACGGATGTAGAACTTACCGCATTAGAACTGTCAAAGTACTCTTTCTTTTCAGTGTATTCTATTTCATATTTCTCGGCCTGTGCGACCTTGTCCCAGCTTATGTATGCTGATGTTTCTGTAAGAGCTTTTACACTCGTGATCCTTTTTATCTTACCTGGTGCGGACTTTGTATCATATGTCCATTCGCCCCATTCGCCGGTTATACTTGTCTTCGAGCTCACTACATTGATAGCTCTACATCTCACATCGTAGCTACAGCCAGCATCCACAGTGATCGTTATTGATGCCCTGGATGCCTTTACCTCTGCTGTAACTATCTTTGCCTTTTTCTTATCTTTGAGTATATAGAATGACACTTTATCACACTTAGAATCTGTGATATTGTCGATGCTTGCTGTGAGCTTGTACTGGTCTACGGATACCGTAGGTGCCCCTAGAGTCTCCGGGTTGTTTACTCCCTCGACGCTTCGTATAACTGATACAGCATCCCCAGTCCAGTAACTCTTAGTTACCTGCTTTGTGGTCTTTCCAGATTTTACATTTTCCTTATACGTTTTAGACACCGGTTTGACCACACATTTCATTCTTATGGCATTACTTGGAGGGGTGTATGTGGCGTTCTTGACTTTGACATCCGATGCACCGCCATCAAACCACACCCCATCTCCACTACTGTAATACCAATGCACACTGTAATGGTCAGTATTTGCAATGGGTATTAGTGCTTTCTTTCCATTATCAGCATTCTTGAGATGTTTCATAGATACCGTACTATTCAGGTTCTTTGTACCTGATTTATTCTTGCCTAACCTCGCATTGTTACCTTTTATATCGGCAACCTTCCACGTATCATTCTTCACATCTGAACTGACCTTAACACCATTGGTGAACTGCACGATTTCCGACTCGAGATAATCAAAAGATACAACAGAACCCACGAGAACATATTTGGATTTGGTATAAACCTTAGGCTCTGCAAACTCCCATGTAGCAAAATATGTATTATCGGTCCCAGTCTGTTTGGCAACCTTGAGGTTTGTAACTTTCTTACCCATGCTTATGCCCTCCTCTCCACTACAGCTGCTCGTACTAACTGTTCGACAACAGACGCGATATTGCTTCCGTCATCATAAGTTATTCCGTTCACATTATATGTATTTCCTGGAGTCTGATTTATGTTCTTTGCTAATCGGTCAATAGCGTCTATAACATCAGAATTTCCATTTTGATTATTTCTACGCTCAAGTAGTGCATCCACTGAACCGGATCTAAGTCCTGTGAAAATCTGTGGGTTTTTGTTGAGCATATTATTGATTGTATCCATGCTACTTGTCACATTACCCATATCGACTACAGGTGTGATCGTTGGCTCATAATCAAGATCGAGGTTCAGCGCATCCGATATCATCGACATTACTGTGCCAGCCTTGTCTACGACAGTATTGGACAGATCGCTTACTGAAGCATATACCTTGCTACTTCCACGAGCAACACCTATGGCAAGACCTTCTGCAAGATATCTACCTATTTGCAGGAATACCTTAGATGGTGAATGCTCATCCAATACTTTCTTGGTAATAGTCTCTGTATTCTTAGCCATCTGCCTTGCGGCATTGGTGGCTTTGTATGCTCTGTCTCGTATACCTCTGGCAAATCCTTCTACAAGATTCGCACCGATATTGTAGTATCGGTTGTTATACTCTGACATTGCATCTGCTCCGTCGCTTGCAACTGTCCCCGCTGCCGATGCTACTTCCCCGGATTTATTACTGATTCCTTTCTTGAACACGATCATTGCCGAACTACCAGCATTCTCCCACTTCTGCTTTCTGCCATTTACTTTGTTTATCATATTGTCAATAAATGTGGTTATGACAGAGGAAGCCTTATCTCCCGCATCACCGAAAGCGTTCACAAAGTTATCCAGACTGATCGTACCTATATCATTGAGACTTGCTGTGAACTGAGAAAGTCCATCCGCATCAAACGTTGTCATCTTTTCTACGAAGGAATATAGAGTACTTATTTCATCTGTCACTGTTCCTAGTTGGTCAGTATCTACACCTGAAATATTAGCTGAATAATTGTTGAGATGTGAACCCCATGTTTCGAGAGCACTTCCAAGAGAATCAAGACAATCAAATGAATCGTCATTCAATCCAGAAATCTGTTTCTGAAGATTTACCATCATCTGGCCAGCATTGTCAGCGGCATTTACTGCATCGTCACTGATTTTTCCGCTTACATTGTTAGAAAAGTCGACCAATGCCCCACCAAATGCTACAATGTTTTTGCCAAAATCATCTAGGTCTGTACTACCTGTAATCCAGCTTATAAAGCCGCCCTGTTCTGGTACTGCTTCATTAAGCTGAACCATAATATCTCCTATATTCTTAGCATTAGTTATGGCAGCATCATTGATTGCGCCATTACTGCTGACAGTGTTACTGAACTCGACCATCGCATTACCAAAGTCTTTGATATTGCTACCGAATGTACTGAGATTCTTTTCGCCAATAAAGCACTGCCATACTCCGCCTTGCGCTGGGATCTTATCGTTCAATGCAGCCATGATTTCGCCACACTTTGCAGCATTGTCTACAGCATCTTTGTCTATTCCACCATTTTGAACTATCGTGTTTGAGAATGCGACTATAGCATCTCCAAAAGCTGTAATACCGTCAGAGAATGTGCTCATGTCCTTTTCGCCCATGATTTTCTGTGCCCATCCACCAGAACGCGGTATAGACTTCTGAAGCTCTGCCAGCACCTTTCCAGCATTTGCCGCTACGGTCACCGAATCACCGTCTACCTTACCCTTTGTCGCATCTGAGAATGCTACTACAGCATCGCCATAAGCGGCTAAATCTAGGGCAAGCTGATCGTAGTCAACTCCACCACCAAGGAACTTTGCAAGGCTATCCAACAAACTGGCTGCTGTGAGTAACAGAAGTGTCTCTGCCAGCGCCTTGGCACCTTCCATGGCTGTCTTATCAACCTGTGTCATTGTAGTGATAAAAGGTGAGATGTTTGTTGCAAACTCGGATAACTTTGTACCTATATCCGGCAATGCATCAGCAACGCTGGATACAAAACCACTCACAATACTACCAAAGAACTCGCCTATTCCTTCGCCTATGGCTGACAATAACGGTATGCCCTTGTCCAGGAAATCCTGTAATTCTGGATACTCACTTGATAATGCACCAAGTGCCGCTATGAATAAACCGATCTCCGTAACAATAGCAATCATAGCTGTAACACCTACTATTGCTGCAAGTGCACCTGTTCCAATGAGAGCCAAAGGTATCATAGCCACTGACATTGCCACGAGTAATATAGATAGCGCGGTTGCGGTACCTATTGACGCATTCAGATCATATTTGTTCAGTAATCCAAGTATGACTCCCAGCTCGCCTACAACAAGACCCATCAAGGCCATAGCGCCTACAGCGGTAGTTGGGGCTTTTTTCACCACACTGAGTATTAGCATTGCGGATGCCATAGCATTTATCAATACACCCAAGGCAATTGCATTCGGTATTGACGCTTCGACGTTCAATGCAGCCAATACTCCAAGCACTCCCGCAACGATAACAAGCACGCCGGACAAAGCATATATACTTCCTACTGCTCCCTTGTTTATATCTTTCATGTTGCTCATTACATATAATGAATCAGCGAATGATACTAATAATATGGAAATAGCACTTGATACAGATATGGCCTTATCCACGTTCGGTATCTGACACATTCCAGATATAATTCCCGATAATATAACTACTATACCGCTTAGTGCATATATACCACTAATACCGCTTTTATCCGCTTTTATGTTTTTCATTGCTGCCATCATGGCTGCAAATCCGAGCATAACCGCAGTCATTGCGGCTGTTGATGCTGCTAGCTTATCAGTGTCTATGAAAGACAATCCGACCACAGCTGCCACCAATACGCCAATAGCCACTGTCATGGATATGATAGTTCCCTTTTTCACCTTCTCGGCATATTGAGACACATATATAAGTCCCCCAAATAACGTCTCTAATATAGAAACAACCAGAGTTGCTCTTGGTAACGCATCTGGATCTATCTGAGTAAGGATAAATATGACTCCGGTTATTATAAGTAATGCACCCGACATCATTAGCAGCATAGCTCCTGCCTTAGCTGCATTCTCACCTGTAAAATGCGATACTGCGATAATTGCGGAAAACATTACTTCTATAACCCCTATTATCTTGAGGCCTCGCTTAACTTCTGCATCGTCAAGATAACTTATCAACTTTATTACCCCAACTAAAACCCCAATAGCAATACTCATGCCAAGTAACATAGCGCCTGCCTTGGAACCATATTCGCCTGCGGTTTGCGAAACTATGATTATTGCCTCAAACAAAAGCGTAATCAGTCCTATTACCGCTATTCCATTAAGCACCTCATCGCCATCAAGTTTAGATGCAAGTTTTACAACACCGACCATGATAGCCATTGCCACACCCATCTTGATAAGCATGTTACCTGCTTCGTCGGCGTATTTGCCTGCGAATATGGATATTGCAACTATTTTTGTAAAAAGTCCCTGTACCAACTCGATTACTATTACTCCCTGAAGCACGCCTTCTGGGGTAAGTTTGGCCAGTGCTGTTATTGCTTTTGCTATTATAAGCAATGACACAGACATTTTTAGTAATAAATTACCTGCTTGATCAGTACTTTTTGATAGTTTTGACACGACCATCAGTGCGCCACAAACTATACCAAGTTTTATAAGTAAGTCACCAAGCGCATCAACAATAGGTCCCATCTTCTCTGGGTCAAGATCCTGTAATTTTTTCAGTGCTATGGTTGCTAATAGCAATGCTGTGCACACACCAACTACAGTCAGTGCTCCCTTGGCACCGCCTCCAATTTTGCCTAGCACAGTTATAGCTACTGCAAGACCTGCTACTATTCCAGATAATGTCGCAATAGCACCTATTGATGACCATAATCTATCTTCTGGAATATTAGAGACAATCCACAAAGCTCCTGAAAGTACTCCTACTGCCAACGCAAGTTCAAGTACAGATGACGCTATGACTTTTATCTCTTTTACTCGAAGATATTTTTTTATATTAGTTCCAAGTTCTGTAAAGAACCCACCCACACTTTCGAGCAACTTACCTAAGCCTTTAGCCGGTGCTGCCACGGCTTCAATTGCCTCACTGAATGACGTAACCGCTTTAGTTACATTATTAGTCACATAGAGTAATCCAGCACCAAGACCAACTGCCAGAACTTTTCCAAAATCTATCCCCTTAACGGCCTCAAGAATACTACTACCTATACTCTTGATGAGCTCCAGTAACTTAGAAACTCCATTTTGAATTCCATTGAACCATCCAGTCATAGAGAAATCGCCGACTTTGTAGAATTCTACAGATGGCGAATGTATACCAAGCACCGACTTAATTCCTGATAGCATATCTTTTCCTATCTGGATTATTGTGCCGACTACTTCTTTTCCGCCATTCTTGAGACCATTTACTAGACCTTCAAGTATGTATTTCGGTATATTATCAGCGTCTTTAAGCCCCTGTATCCAGTCTTTGAAACCATCTGAAAATTTCCTTAGATATGGCGAAACTTTATCCAGAGCCTTACTGAACAATTTACTGAAGTCGGTGACATCACGGAGTTTTACAAGGAAGTCTCCTATGTATGCAGTTACTGTCAAGAGATCCAGATTAAAATACTTGAGTAAGGTGTTTATTAATTTGAGGCCGAGTTTTAATCCACCACCGACAATGTTACTTATCATGTCAATCAAAGCAAATAAGCCTTTGAGTGTTCTCTTGAGCTTGTCAGCTTTTTCGTCGCTCATAACAAGATGCTGTGAGAACTTATTGACAGTTTCCGTAATACGATATAACGTACTTTCTCCGGACTTATCCGATGTTGTGAACATCTCTGAGTATGCCTGTTTGAATGCTTTGGCAACCTGGGTCGCTCCTTTTACTGCATTCTGGAAAGACTCTATGAGTAACTCTTTACCACTTGGTTTATTCAGGCTCGCTATCAGCTCACTAATCGGAGTACCTGTCTTTTCTGCCTGTGTCGCAAGATCTCGAAGTGTCTTTATCTGGTCTTTGGTAAGCCCCAATGTCTCTGCTTCTTTATCTGATAGACCTGACATGGCCTCTGTGAGCTCATCTGCACTCAACGTGCAATCGGACCAATTATGCCCATTACGCTCCCAAACTTTATTAACCAAAGCCTGTACCTGGGCATAGTCGTAATTAGCTTCGGTGAGTGCCTTTATTCTTTCCTCGCCATTACCAAAATCACCCCGAATGGTCCTTGACACAACATCGTTGAAATATTCGACCTTATCGGTTATATCCTGTGTTGATTCGGATGCTTTGGATGTGACATTTGTAAGACGCTTCAATGTATCTATGATTAGACCACCTGACAGTTTCCCTTTTGCAAATATGTTCGCGAGTGAACCATATTTTTTCAGTAGTGCATCTATATTTATACCCTGCTCTTTAGCCACCTCTTTGAGCTTTTCTGTAAATGCTTCTTCTGTTACTCCAGCTTCGCCTATCTTATTCATGAGATTATCCCATTTTGAAGTTAAGCCACCGAATAGTGTTTTTACGTTTATCTTTTCAACTAGCTTATTAGCGTAATTGATAAGCTTTGCTACTCCCTTGGAGGCGCTTTCTACAAACGGAAGTGTTATCTCTTTTATATCATTTATTTTCAATCGAACAGTATTAAGTATTCCTACTAATGGTCCATTCTGTTCTATGAGTGGCTTATAGAAATTTGCACCAACCTTTGCAAGTGCTGACTTAACATTGGCGAAAGCACCTTCAAATGTCTCGTTTGCTTTTTTTGCATGTTCTCCGTATTCTTTATCCATGATATCAGCAAATGTCTGAAAATCTATTTTTCCCTTGGATACCATGTCCCGGACTTCGGCTTCGGTTGTATTAAGATACTTTGCCAATGTAGCAGCGGCATTCATACCTCGTCCAGAAAGCTGGAGTAACTGATCACCCATCATTCGTCCCTGACCAGCGATCTGTGTATATATACGACCGATATCTTCGTATGTACTTCCGGTCATAGCTGCCACACCGGAAATTCCTCGCAATGCATGCTGCATACCATCGCCAGCTCGCATACCCGACGCTGCCAACTGTGCCGCCACACTAGCTGCTGCATCAAGGCTATAAGCAGTTCCGGATACACCATAGTCAACATCGTCCATTATTGCTGCTACCTGCTTGGCGTCATCCTGTAGCAATCCCATAAGCTTGAAGTTTGCCTGGTCAAGTTTCATGGCTCTGCTGAGACCGCCGCCTGATATAGCCTGCTCAACGAAGTTTTTTGCTTTGGTAACGGACGTCATGACGGTGTTTGTAAGGTTCTGCACAACCTGCATTCCAGCTATACCCATAACTGAAAATCGCTTTCTGAGGTATTCGACATTCGATATGAGACTGTCAAATGACACGCTCTTGGCAGCGCTGTCTATAGCTTGAAAACTTTTCTCAGAACCTCTAAGTTGAAGTTTTTCTTTTAATCTGTCCAATGATGTCATGGTTGTTTTGACATTAGTTTCAAAGTTTTTGTTGTCAAATTTCATCTCAACAACTTTTTCATCGATTGTGTTACTCATCCACTTATCACATCCTTCCATGCATCATTTGCTATTTGGTCAAAAATAGGCCGGATAGCAGGATTGATATAATCTCTTCCTTCTACCCAGCCCCCAGTACCGGTTCCGTGTCCGTATTGCAGTATCACAGCTATCGGAACCCCCTCATTCACGTTTGAATTTAAAAAAGAGATTGTAGCTGTTCCGTTCTGGTTTTCTATCTTGTAATACCATGAGTTGGCGGTTTCTCCTGAGTCCACAGGTGTTGCCGAAGCCAATGCTTCTACCCCAGCTCTGCCATACTTGTTGAGTTTTCCAAGATGTATTCCTTCTTTGGCTCGTTCAAGAAAACTCGTAAGTTTTGAGAAGTCACCTTTCTGCTTAAACTGAATAGCACTCATACAATCCCCCTATCTGGTCACCCCTTCGTGTGCCATTTTCTTTTTCTTTCTGCATTCAGCTTTGCATAGTAATTCAGAGTCTCTGCCTCCGACCGTTTTTTCTGTGGTTTGTTCTCTTCCTCGAATATCTTGAGTAATGTCATTAGTCGATTGAGGTGCCATTTCTCGCATTCAATGGGAACGCCAAGACTAAACATGCAGAAATATAAATACTCTGATGTTATGAACTTGCCATTGCGTTTTTTGGTCGTACCCATTTCATTAAATGTTGTTGCGGTCATGGGGTCATTAATATAAGAAGAGATCTCTTCTATATTTCGCTGAGATAAAGCGAGAAACACTGAATCTTTCACATTTTTTGTGATTGTCATGCATTTGAAATAGTCAAGTATTTCTGTTGCCGAGTGCTGAAGTTTTGGGTCGAGGTATGCTTTGTGATACTTCTCTTCCCATTTTGAAAGTGACACCAAGGAGTGCTCCATCTGTATCGTGGTTTCTGGAATCCACAAAAACTGATTTGTATTCTCATTGAATATTTCAGTTTTTGGTACAGTAATCTGAAGCACTCTGGATCACCCCTCTATTACATGCTTGCTAATACGTTTGCCGTATTATTCGTAGCTGTTTTTTTCATTTCCTCTGACACCTTTTTAGGCATGATACCGTTTATAAAAGCTGCCCCTGCCTCATCATTAGTAGCCAGCTCCATAAAAAGCTGATCGTACATTGGTGTCGCAATAAAATTAAGATAAAGCGGATTTCCTTTCTCATCTGTCTTACGGAATGACTTACCATCTGGGGCAAGCTCGCCATATGATTTACAGATAACCTCCTTGAACACCTTGATAATCTCGGTGGTGTCCTTTGCATCTACAATCTTCTGAAGAAGCTTATCTAAACCACCCTTTTCTGAAAGTGCCATCTCCGTAAGCTCTGCTTCGCTTAGGTGGAAGTATTCATCCTGCTTGATCTTGTTTCCTTCATAATCTTCATATTCAAATGTCTTCTTTAACATATTGTTTCCTCCTTAATAAAAAGTCCCCAACACATCTGATCTGACATGCTGGGGGCTACAAAAATTCATTGTTGCAGACAGAATACTATGCTGCCTGTGCTTCTGTGATGATCTGTGCGATCTCATCTGGAAGTGGGAGTCTTGGATCTGTGGTCGCATCGCCGTAAAGAACCTTCTCGATAGCTGCCATAGCTGCCTCTCCAACATCAACACTTGAGATCTCAAGGTATGCTGTAGACTTACTGCCCGTTACAGCAACTGGTGTTGTTGAAAGCTCGTATGACATTGTCGATGCCTCTGGGCTCTCGTTTGTTGATGAGTGAGTCTTGGATGATGGCTTTGCCACTGCTCCATAGATAATATGGATCTTGTATCCGTATTCATCCTTCTTGGTATCGTTTCCCAGGATTGTCTGGTAAGTCATACCAAATGTCTTTCTGTCCTGCTGACGGATTGTTACACCCTTTGCAATTGTTTTCTTACCATCACAGGCATCAAACTCATCTGGTGTGGTATAACACTCAACTGTAGCTCCGAAGTCCTCTGCTGAATACAGTGAAAGATACTTCTGATTATCTGCATAGATCTTAGTCTCTTCTCCGCCTGATGGGTTCTCAGCTACTGAAGAAAGACCATTCCATGCTACTCCATTTGGGTATGCACCAGTTTCATCCTGAAGGTATAATCCACCCTTGGATACGCCTGTCTCATAAAACTTCTGTCCCATTGCATCCCAAACCATTGCTTTATTTGCCATAGTTTTTATCTCCTTTTCTAACAATATAGTGTGAATACGTTGTGATGAAGGTTAGACGCCCGGTAATGCCTGTCATGGGTGCAGTAAGGCACCTCAAGCAGTTTTTCTACCACCGGAATATCTGGATCTTTGGAAATCACAACTATTTCATAGCAATAAAAAACGGAGTAATTTGAGTTGTCAGCTCTTTTACTCCGTATGTTTGTTCTTTGATATCTAATTGCAGGGTATGACATTTTTAACGTCTCAGGGGGTTCATAATACACGTTCGTACTGCCCAATAACTCAACGAGTAGGGCGTGCAGTTCAAGTCTGCTCATCTTCTGTATACACCTCCCCGATTGTCAAAAGAAGTCTAGGGTACTGAGAAGCATCAATCTTATCGACCTGCCACTTAGTACCCATATACTCTGCATATATAATGTTTGAGCAATTCTCAATGAGGCGTGGATCTGCCAGTATAGACAGGGTGACATCATACTTAATGTTCCTGTTAATACTCTCTCCAGATGACTGTCTTCGATAATAATTATTCATAGCATCACCATAATAATTACGGGCATATATCTTTTCTTCCCAGTACCCGGGTTTAGTATCAACAGTTTTTGAATACCCTATTTCACCATACCATTTAGCCATTTTGAATTTCTCCTTATCTGATCTACTCGGACTTAACTGTTGCCAGCTTAGCTGTGGTAGATGTAGTTGAATCTGTAGTTACATATGTAACTGTAGCAACATTTTTCTTAATCTCGCATGATACAGGGAGGAAGTGGATGCCGGTAGCATCAACAATAACCATTCCCTTGATGAACGCATCCTGAAGATCTGCTGCACTGATTTTCTCAGTACAGTCTGCATTTGCATATGCAAATGTGTCAGCCACCTTTGTATAAACCTTTCTAGCAGCTATGTTCTTATCTGTAACATTCATGAAAATATTATCCATGTTTTACCTATCTCCTTTCATCGACTAAGCTACTGGCTCCTCAAGAGCAATAGCTGAATATGGCTTTGTGAGTGATCCTGATATACGAGTCTCAAGCAGGTATAAATACTGGTTGAAGTTGATATCGAAGTCATCGAACTTGGTTACCTCTCCGCCCTTTGTAGCACCGAATGTATAATCTGCCAGATTTACAAAGATGCCAAGGAGCTTATGCTTCTTACCCCCATCATCAACTCTAACAAGGCCGCCAAACTGCTCCACGGTATGGATCTCATTTACGTTGAGTGCTGCGGCAAGGTCTGCCTTTGAGTTGTATATTCTTCTACCATTGCGATCTCTAGCCAGAAGCATTACATTGAGTGCATGTGGGGTGCAGTAGTAATCCGGTGTACCAGATCCCTTAAATTTCTCTCTTGAAAATAGAGCTGCCTCAACTACTGCCTCAGCATAAATATAGCTATCTCCAAAGTTCACAGATGTATCGGTTCCCTGGAGCTTTGCCTTCTCAGCAGCTATATCTATATCCTGCTTGATGCAGTAGAAGTCATCATCATTCCAAATAGACCTAACATGGTCTTCGTGAATCTTGTCTGGGTCACCATCATCTCTACCATCGCCAACAAGTGCTGCAAGAGCAAGTGTCTCGTCAAGAGCATGTCGCATAAGCTTCCACTGATATGAAACTACGTCAAAATCTGTAATATCTACGATATCGTCCCTCTGAAGCTCATCCTTGATATAAACTGTCTGAGGATCAGTTGTTCTACCTACAAGCTTAATCTGGTTTGTAAGTGTCTTATGATCGCCCTTCTTCTGGTATCCCTGTGCAAGGGCTCTTTTTCTAGCATCAGCATTTCTGGTTCTGATTCTGCTGATAGGGCTTTTATGAATCTTGCTCATTACTGAGGCAACCCATGTCTGATCCCTCTCAAGAGTATTTGGCTCCCCCTTCTCTACTAACTCGAATTCTGGAAAGAGCTGCTCTACGTCTTCGTTGGTAAAGGCGCCATGAGCGAGTGTGTCCTTATGTGCAGCAACATAATTTTTAAGTGCCTCCCTGAAAGAACCAACACTGGTCTTCTTAGCTTCGCTAATGATTGCTACCTCGTCTGAATGAGTGAGCGCTGTTCCCTCAGACATCTCTGCCTGATCAAATACATTGTGCTTGATTGTTCCCATTTCTCCATCTCCTTCTTTATTATCATTGTTGTCGGCACCAGAAGCTGCCAATCCAACTAAGTAATCGACAACCTTCTTCTGATCATCGTTGAGTGTGTTATAGACATCCTCTACAGTCTTGTCGTCATCAGACTTACCTTCTGACTGCTCTGGTGTCTTTGTGTCCTTGTTATCCTCCACTGTTTTCTCCTTTTCTGTCTTGTCATCTGAGTGATAGAGTACTAAACCTGCAATATCGTAATTTGCAACGAACGCATCATCTTCTCCATCACCGTGTGCTATTGCCCAATCAATGGTTGCCCCTGGATTAGCCCCTGCTAGTACCAGACTCAGTTCCCTGATGATTCCGTGAACCACATTAGATCCAGCATGTTTCAACTTGTTCGCGTATATGGACAGAGACCTTACATCTCCATGCTCGACCAGCTCCTTTGCATGCTGTCCTTCCTCGGTATTGTTAAAAACACCATACGCGTACACACCATCATCTCGGTTTTCAAGCACGGCATGTCCTAATACGGCGTTCACTGAATCATGATCATGATTCCAGACAATAGGAACCGTCATGCCATCCTGGTCTTTAAACGCATCTTTCTTTATGATTCGACCATCACTACACAAGAGATCGTTTCGTGTAGCCCAACCACCAAAATCGTATTTATCCATTTTGATATTCTCCTTCCTGTATTTCTTCCGTATAATCCTGTGGGGTATTTTTATTTGGCTGCGCGATATTGCTATTGATAAGCTCATCCGCCTTTGGATCTGATGAAGGCATCATGCCGATGATCTGACGTATTTCGTTTGACGTCATTATTTCGTTTCTGGTAAACTTGTCTGCTATTTCAGCAATACTGCTGACTGGGACTAACTTGAATGGGTCTTTGAAATACGTGATTGACTGCCCCTGTGTTATGGCGGTCTTTGTTAAGAACTTACGTTTGAACTCATCAGCGATTGCTGATGCGATTGGTTCTATTGTTCTACTGTTATAGTTCAGCATGGTCTTCTCGTCTGCCGTGCCATCGAGAACGCTCTGGGTAATACCCAACTGTGCATAAAGCTGTTCCTGAAGAGTCTCTATCTGTTTCAAAAGATTGTTTTCAAGAGATCTATTAAGCTGCGTTATCTTTTCGGTGCCGTCTGCATAGGCAATTCCATACTTAGATCCAGACAGCTGATCCTCGATTTCCTGACGTCTCTGATTCGCTTCTTTCCTCTTCTGTTCAGTTTTTATGATGTATGGTAACTGGATTATAAGATCGAGTTTTCCAGATGCTGTCTGTTCATCAGTTATGTCCAAAAGACTTAACTTACGAGCAAGACGCTGATAGACTGAGTTATACTCGTTGATTACCGCGTACATCGGATTTTCTATAATCGCAACGTTACGCTTAGGAAGGATAATATCCTCTTTTCTACCGGTTCGTTCATTATAGAGTCGAATCTTAACTTTATATGGAAACCATTCTGTGATCTTACCGACTCGCATTGATGTGATATCGTATGAATCGGTATCAGTCGGATCATAGAGTGTGTCCACAGGAACGACCGCTGCAACCCCTTCATCAAACATAGTAAGAACCGTATCTCTTATAAAAGATCGACTCGTCTGATCGATGTTTGCCTCAAGAGTAAGACATGTATTGAGTCCCGTATTCTTTTCAGATTTGAACCGGCCATTATCATCCAACTGACAATGTTTGAAGCCTATCTGTTCAACGTCTATTGCAATCCGGTTGAATATCGAAGTTATTATTGATCGTTCATTCCCTCGAGTTAATCGCACACGATCAGGTCGTGACGAATAACTGGCTCCCGCTGAGTATCCTAATGTTGGATCCTTATTCATAAAGGCATTCCAACCGTTTTTCACCCTTTCGGGTAATCTGTATGTTGCCATTCATGTCCTCCTTAATCAAAAGCTTCACGATTAAGCTTGTATGCAACATAGGCATCCATCATGGCCGCAACTGCATCTATCTTCTGCTCGTATCGTTTCTTCAATAATTTTCTATTGCCATTTGTATCCTCGAGGGTTATGCAATTGCCCATGGCAAATGTCATAAGTTCCTCATCAAACAAAAGAAGCCTGTCCTCAGCCAATTTCTTCAACTCGCCAAGAGGTACAGACTCAGTCTTTGCTCCCTGTATTACTTTTTCTATTCCGAACGGTCCATTTTCACGCTCCCATCTTTCTACAAAATCTCTTGCATTATATGGGTCAAAACCGAAAGCTCTTACATCATAGGAACACTGACAAATGTAACCGTCCAAGTCATCGTATACTTGCATCATGTCTAGTACCGTGCCTGGCATTACCATTAGACTGCCTTCCTTTATAAAAGTTTCATATTTCTGACGCATAGCCGCAGGGAGTTTGAATAATGTCTTTTCAGTTATATAGTTCCTGGTTTTTATACCAAAAGCCCCTGTTGATAATGGGAATAAAAATGTGAAAGCACAGAAATCATCACCTTGTGATAGATCTGCACCCATAGAACAAGGCATCTCCCAGAAATCTCTTTTACGATGTGGAAGTGTCTCATCATAGGTAAAGTAATATGTGTATCCTTCCATAGGGATACCGAAACGTTTTGCCAAAATATCATTACGTGTTGCTGGGGCTTTTTCAGCTCTCTCAACATCATCCTGATATGTATCATATGTAACTGTCTTACCAAGATTAGGATTAGCTTTGAGCCACATCTCTGGCTTTGCTACTTCTTCGATGGAGTCGAGTTTATACCACCAGATTGATGTATGTGGTGCACTATACTCGCCCTTGAGAATCGACATCAATTCCATTTTGATTGTATCACCGCTGCCGTTACGGACTGTTCCCTCTGAGCTAATTGCCACTATGAGATAATCGTTGTTGCTCGTGCTTGCGTCACCCTGCTCTTTAGCAGCTCCCTGTTCAATAGAACCAATAACGTCTTCACGTACATCACCAGACAACCACTCATCTATAGTTGCCACTTTGATTCTCATTCCCTGAAGAGCATCGATACTCATTGGTCTAATCTCAAGAATCGATCCAGTCAAGAAATTCTGAATACCTTTCTTGGTGCTTGCCAGCTTAACTCTACGAGCTTTTGAACCGGTTGTATTCTGTAATGATCCTTCTGTAAGAAATTTATACAATGGTCCTCTAGCCCTAGCTATTGCAGTTCTGAAAGGTGACATGACCTCTTCAGCCTGAGCCATTCTTGGTGCAACCGTGACCTGATGCGTTGTTGATTTATCGACATTGAGGAAGTAATTCTGGATGCATGATGCATACATAGATTTAGCTGCGCCTCTGGCAACTATGAGATACTGCTTTCGGACAAGTCGTTTCTTTATACGCTTCTTCACATACCTGCCACCACGATTATCTTTACCTGGAACATATATACTACGCTCGACAAAGTAGTACCAACCAAATATCTGCTCTGCCCAAAGCTTAAAAGTGAACAACAAGTGTAGATCCTCACCGTTGGTGAGTGTCAATTCGTTCTCGCAGTAATGTACGAAACCGTTTATAGCCTGGTCGTCATAGTAAACTCCAGGATTAGCTATGAGTGCGTCAATTCGGTTCATTTCCATCTCTATCTCTTTACAGACAGGAATTTTACCGGCTATGACATCATCTCGGAACTGACCATAATAAATAGGCGTCGCGGTGTTCGATAAACTCATGACATCACCTACCCATTATTGGTCTTCTTATCCTTCTTCTTATCTTTTTCTTTTTCACCGATAATAGGAAGTCGTTCGTCACCTGTTTTTTTAGTATTATAAATCTTAGCAAAGTTATTCCATCCGTTTATACTGTTTGAAGTAACGTCGTTCATCTTCTTACTCCATTTATTAAACGAATCAAGGAATTTCTCCCCACGACCTATCTCTTTGGGGATGAGAGATGAAATATTCCGTTCAAGCACCAACCTACGATATGCTGAATCCAACTCATTAGTCGAGAAAAGATCAGCATGTTTGTATAGTTCTTTCGCTGATCTGCTTTTAAGAATCTGTTCTTTTTGTTCTTCCACCGACAGCGGTTTGGATTTTGAATCCGTAAGCTGATCATGTTCCTTTGCTAAACGATTATATTTCTTTGTGTTATCAACCATTTTGTTTTCCACTGTACGAAGTCTTCTCTTTCCAGCAGTAGTCAAAGTTCCGTCTTTTCTCTGGTAACGACGTATCCCCCATCGCATGCCAAGAATCCCATGGTGGACTAACACGTCAGAAGGGATCATGTAATAACCCATATAATCACCCCCCTTATTCAACAGCGACGTTAAGTCGCCATTCAAGTTCTGTTATTTGTCTATTGATGGATTCGGTTATTATGGAACTGGTAGGTGGATCAAAAAGTAGACGCACCTTTAAATAGATGTAGCTTTTTACAGCTTCAAGATTTGTAGAATCTGTTAGATACTCACTCCATGTCGTTGTCTTATCGCTTATGACAAAACCGTTTGGCGGGCCTACGCCTATCTGATTAAGTGAAAAGAACACAGTGTTTATGTGCATTACTACATCCTTATCGAACGGATCGTAGTCCTCTGGTATACCAAGGAGCTTCTTGACGGATGTTAAGATACTATCGTCCATATATACCTCCTATCTCTTCCACGGGCAAGTGTCATATCTTGATCTGGTAATTGGTTCAGATACAAGTAGACCCCTGTCTCCGTAATGTATTGCGTTATGCGTGTTTCTTGTTACTGAAATGAGATACTCTGGATCGAGCAAAATATCAGTTGCTTCCAGAATGTCTATCTTAGAAATTGGATTCATATGATGTATAAGAATATATTTATCAATTTCATGACCTGGCATAGATAAATCGCACGCATTATCTCGAATAATTACTTTATCTCTAACACTGCGCCATTCTTTTGATTTATAGAAATCCTGATTCAAATATCTATCGAATCCGAATGTGTCTTCCCCCACAATACCAGATAGCTTTAAATATTCAAATCGTTCCTCAAATGTCGGTATGGTGATTAGCTCTGAATATGTTCTAATCTTCATCGTAGTCATCACCTACTTCTCCAGAACCAGAGTAATCCATCATAGCTGCGATAGCCTGTTTATAAAGTTCATCCTGCTCTTCTGAACTCTTAATACTATCTATCTTCGCTTGGTTCAGTTTTCCTTCTGATCGTAACTTTTCAAGTTCCAACTGATACTTTGATGTGCCAAGTTTGAGAAAATGACATATCAATGTATCGGAAGCCGTATTATCACGTATTCTTTGTTCGGCAGTATTCATGGCTAAAGATATGATCTGGTTTTCCCTCGCCTCGGGTGTAAGTGCAGGTCTGAAACTTTTAGGATCTTCTGAGGTAGTTTTCTTGACCTTTGCCATGCTATCACCTGCTTTCAAATATGTTGTTATACACTTAGATGGCATTTGTAAGGACTTATGGGGGCCTGTTCACGGATGGTTGGCGAACAAAAAATATGCAAACTTGAAAGGAGTTTTACTATAGGGATTTGTATATAGACGGAGGAGTATCTACGTCCCACCACAGGTTATCCCATAAACCCTTGCAAATATCATCTAAGCTGTTTTTCCAAATATTCCCCCCGGGGAATTTTTGAGGAGGCCGGCGATGACGGGAGGGGGTGCATTTTTACAGACCCCCCCCTATGTCTTTTCGCCCTCTATGTTGCGTTATTTATGCTGCATTATCTTCCATTTCCACTTTTTTATAGAGATTGAATGGATCTGAAGTGATTATACTGTCTATTGCACGTTCAACTTCTCTATCATACTCAACCTGAGACATTCCATCAGAAATGTGGGTAATTCTTCCAAGATAGTTGCATGTATAATAACCTTTTTCTGTGTCAAAGTTATTCCAATCATTGAATTCAGTAATTGGATTAAAAGGATTGTCAAAAGTTGTAATAGCAACTCGCTTGTTTGTATTCGCATTGATGCCTGCCATTTACTTCACTCCTTTCAAATACTTTGAAACTGTTGATGTTGAAACGCCAAGTTTGTTTGCAATTTCCTGCAATGTATAGTTAGACGCTGCGAGTGCTTTGATTCTGCTAACTTTCGCTGTACTTAGTTCAGAAGTCTGTTTTGGCATTGCTCTTTCTCTAAGCTTATCAGCATTTGCATTATTGAGAATACGAACAAGCATGTTATTAGTTATGGCACCAGCCTGAATAGCTTCCCATTCTTTGTCTGTGATGTTAATTTCTCTGTCTCTTCTTGAAGATGCACCAACATCTACACGACTGGCAACTATAGCCTGCTGAGATGCCTTCTTTATATCGCTAACCTTAAGATCCTTATTGTTTGCTTTCTTTTCGCCAACAATAACACTGGCCTTTCTCTGTGCTGCACGCTCCCTCGGTGCATTGAGTTCGGCAGTATTAAGTTTCTCTTCCAGACTCTTTACCTCTGATGCATACTTCTTCTTAGCCTCTTTTGACATAGCTATATTTTCTATATTTGCATAGTTCAGTCGAGCCTGATTGGCCATAGCCTTCATACTATTAGCATAATCTGCATACAGTAGCTCCATAGGATGCCTAGCCTTGGACACTAATGTATTAGCATCGTCTGTCTCAGCCATCTTAGTACTCTGCTGTTTCTTATAGTCCCTTGCATACTCTATAGTCCCGGTCTTATCAGTATAGGTTACCTCCTTGGTCACGGGATCTATATGTTTAACAGGGGTATACTTCTCTGCCGCCACGGGGTCATCCTTCTTATACTTGATGATCTCACCAGATGCAGTCTTGATACTAACCACGCCTGATTTACTCGTGGATCGCTTAGGATAATACAGGTCTTCAGCGGTCTTGTATATGAGTGCTCCTTCTGGCTTATTTGGATCATACCAATCTTTGCCTTTTTGATTGATCTTTGGCGTACCTTGTCGCTTTGGTACTGATGTCTCGCCCTTACTTCTCGAAAGGATTGTAGCAGCACCACCAGCCCTTACAAAATTTCCATTCTCGTCGTATTTAGGCTGATACTCTTTTCTAAGAGCTGAAATGTTATTGTCATGCTCGCTCTGTTTATAGTCTAGCTTATGTTTCTCGGCATCAATAACTACCATTGAATGTCTAACTGCTGCTGCAAGCTGATCTTCTCCAGCTCCTGCAAGTGTCATATCTGTAATCAGATTTGAAATCATCCCCATCTCGGTCTGAGTGTTCTTCATGATCCTGTACTCACGACCATTACGATAGTAGTGCTTTTCTCCATTACTATCTACTTTGCACTCGCCGCCATAAGCAACCTTAGGATCAAATCCCTCAAGTCCCTTCAAAGGCTTTGTGGATGTAATCTTAACTTTTCCGCCAGCATCATGCGTTGGAATGCACATAACAGTATCGCCATCAAAGTCTGCTCCGGACAATCTTTCTGCTACTTTGCTGTTAATACCTATGGCATCCTGAACATCACCGCCAAGAAGTCTCTTTGCCTCTTTATGATTGTTGTTTACAGTAAGTATAGGTATCTCAAATGTTCCGCCATGCGGATATCTGATGAGTGCTAGCTTGGTTCCTGTTTCATAGTTGGGGGCATACACTTCTGTGTCCTTCATTGTTGGAAATGGGATAATAACATGATATCTCTGTCCCGGAAGTGCTGCCGCCTGAAGATTAACTGCTGCTGAATCACAACCCTCTGCAAACTTCTGAAGATAGTGTTTTTTTATGACAGGATTCGTAAGGGACATAATCTCGTCATATTCTGCTGCTTTGTCTGCCTTGGCGAGGTCCAGCTGCTTCTTTGCCATCGTTACAGACTGCTTACCAAGAAACTGTGATGGAAGCGCATTTTTCCATTCAGTCCAGTCACCCTGATCAGCTCTTTTATTTATAAGCCCCAGTTTTTCTTCTCCGGTCTTAGCATCTTTGTACCAATACTGTCCACCCTGGTCAGCATCTTTTATAAGCGACCCAAAAGGATTGTCTGGATCACTTTTGATATCTTTAAGGACTTCCATCTTTGGAACGTCCTTTGTTTTATTTGTATTAAATATAACATCAACACCATCTGGCATATCGTCAGAATATACTGCCATACCTTTGAGATACTTCTTACCGTCTACCATGATACGAACCTGTGCATATTTGGAATCACCAAGGCTAAGATCTTGACATCCTCTACGAAGTTCTATAACACCATCTTTCTCGATACCGCCATCTTCGTTATACCGAATCATAAGTCTCTTTGGATCGAGGCTTTCCGGATATGTAAATTTACGATGGAATGTTTCGCCATCATCTGTTGAAAAATAGTCGGTCAAAGGTTTGACTTTATCCAGATCATATATTTCTGAATGTGGTATATCTGGTTTAGTAAGAACTTTCTGAGTAGTCATCTGGTTTGGATTAGTCGCCTGTGGAAATCTACCATTATATACATGGTATCCTTCTCTTTCCAGAATGGTTAATGCCTGATTCATCTTCTCCTCAGAAATATGAAGCTCACGCTCAACTCCCTTACCGACATCAACCATACCCTTCTTATCAACCTGCTCTCTCATGAAATCAGCAGCATTCCTAGCCTGTTTCATTCGACTCTCAGAATCTGCATTGAGCAGCGATCTGACTGTGGATTCAGATATGCCCATCTGTCTTCCAATCTCTGTAGCGCCAAGACCATCTTCTTTGAGTGACTTGGCTCTTGATACATCGAGCATTCTTCTCTCATCCTTACAAAGAGACTTCTCAGTTCTATACTGTGTTGTTGTCATACCAAAGGTATTTCTTATATTATCCGGAGTTTCTTCCCAGCCGTCTTTCTTGAGCGATTCAACTCTACTCAAAAAATCATCGCCATGCTGATATGGGTTTTCTCCAGACCCCCAAGGATATCTGCCAGAACGCCTTGGCATTCCGTAATGCTCAAGAACCTCAGCATCTACAGGTTCTGAACCGCATCCCAAATTTGATTTTATTTCATCTGAAATTGAACTCATGATTTAAGCAGCCTCCTTTTCTAACTTTTCAAGAAGTTTGTCGAGGTGAATTATCTTGTCCATGATCGGAGCAATCTCCTCTGCTGTCGGATTATGAACCAGCACTTCATCCTGCTTGTATAGCCGGAGTTCCATCTCAATGTCGCCAGGAGCAACATGATATTCAAGACAAAATAAAGCAGCATAAACCTCCAGCTGCTCGATATGGTCTTCGATCTTTCCAGACTTACCAGTTTTTAAATCATGAATTCGTAATACATTATTCTTGAAAGATATGGCATCCGCTGTGCCAAAAAATCTCTCAGAATAAAATAAAACAACCTCTGTACTCATCTTGAATCCGATTGCATCATTTACATATGCATTCAGAGTCTTCTTTGTACGAGGTTGTTTAATCCCAAGGTCTATTGTTTCTTTAGCCCATGCATGGAGCCTTGTTCCAATCTGTGCCATTTTCAGGTTTCGATACACCTCAATTGCTTTGGTATCGTCATACCTGAGCCACGAGCTTTTACTCGCCGAGAAAGGCGCGTGAAGGCCTTCCAGTTTCAAATGCTGATTGAAGTTCATCTAAAATTTCCTCCTTGTTCTCTGGGTAAATAAAAGCAGCATACGACATCCTATCCATAAGGTTTACATAGTAATCCTGATTTGGGCGATGGCTTGCTCTTTTGCTCTCTTTACCTTCCAGTGCTGCCCATTTGTCCCTATACAAAATAAGCAGGTCTGGTATTCCCTGTCTTTCTGTGGCATCCAGATGTATCACCATACTTCCTGGAAACCGATGTTCAATTTCTTTTTTTAGATCCGCCTTGAATTTTCCTTCAGGTGTCACTAAAACATTCCTCCTTTCATTTTCAGAAAGAAAAATAGAAGCACACATAAATATGGCGCTTCTTACCTCTCTCTCTATAAAAGGGGATGTATTTGCCGCGAGCAAAAATAATAGGGTTTGTGTCTGCTGCGCAAAAAAAAAGAAGAGCCGTTGTAAATTTAACGACTCTCCTGATTGAGATAGATTATTTTTTATTTGTCTTCTTCGTTGTCATAATTATTAATGTATTTGTTCATTTCCAAAGCGTTGTCTATAACAGCTTTGTCATATTCATTCTGTAAAGTGCATCCTTTACAAATTCCGTCTTTATGCCCTTTTCTATAGCCATCGTTATGTATAACCAATATACTCCATAACGTTAGTGCCATAGAACCAGCACCGACTATAATATCTTCCTTATGCTCCTTAACATACTCCTTCACTGTCTCATACTTTTCCTTAGCTTTCTCTTTAAAATTACTCATAATAAAATCCTCCTTTTGAATCATTAAAAAGTTTCTATCTCGTTATATAAGATGCATTTGACGCGAATTGTGCAAATACTAACCGATATATGTCATATTGTCTCACAACTCCTCTGTATTACCATTAAGTACTTTTGTATAATCAATACATAAACTTAACAGAGAGGAGGTGAAATGATATGAATAATAATAAGAAAATTCGCAAACAACTCCAAAACGGAGATTGGCCTTATGCCGAATTATCCAAAACTGCCAAAGAACATGGTGGTCCTGATCAGCTTATAAAAGACATAGAAAACAGCACGCGTTGCACTGATATTGCGATAGCTGGTGGTATTACTATAGGCCTTATTAGTATCCTAACAATCATATACGGTATAAAAAATAGAAAAAACTTAAAAGAAATAATGGGAACATTGCAATACTACATTGTCCATAAAGACGAATTACCCGCCCCAGAAACCGATACAGTTGATGTTGACTGTGAAGAATCTGAATCCGTTTCTGATGACGAGTAATGTATACCCTTATTATTTTTCTTTTTCAGGACTTGGAGTGTTACCGCAAACCAAGCCCCATATCTAAAAATTGTGAAGTTAGTAATTAAATTGATTAAGGTTTTTTATCCCTCATGGACCCAGTACAGCTTTTTGTATTGGGTCCTTAATCTTGTATTATTCCCAGACAAACTCTGGTAAAAACGTGAGTGCTTTTGTCATGTATTTTTCTGTCTTTGACTTTATTTCATCAAACTGATCATCGGTACACTGGAATATTATAGGAGCATAATATTTTTTATGTATTTCATCCCTTAACATTATGTCCACTAACTCGCGATGATACAAATATAACGGAGACTGTAACAACTTAGGTGCATACCTTTCGGCTACATTAATTGATATTATCGGGTTGCACCATACCTCTGCATCTATATCACAAGCACCAGATATTAGTCCTAAAAGTATTCCACGGTCACAGTCGTCCATGTCTTTATCACTTTTTTGACATATACACACGTGCCATTTCTTTGTCTTATCGTTCATGCTTATTCCTCCTAAAAAAAAACAAGAGACCCAGCATATTTCTATACTGAGCCTCCCGGTTCTTGACACTATTTTATCAACTTGTATTCTGCTATTCTGCTATGTTCAAACAGTTCTTCTAATCTAGTGAGTATTGTGTTTAGTTCGTCTTCTGTACATTCAAATACAAATCTTCTTATATTATCTTTAGGTGACATCCAAGCTCTAACTACACCTTTTTCAGCTGTCCCTAATACACCCATGATAATACCCGAGACTTGACCGTGCAAAAATTTGTAACATAAACAACCAACCTCAATAGCATGCCTCTGTCTTTCTTCCATAATGAATCTCCTTTCATACTTAACAAATAGTTTCATTATAGAAGATGTATTTTTCGCGGCATATCAATCATCAAATGCATCGCATCCCATTTTACAATCTGGATATCCAGAATTACCACATGTCTCGCAACCAATAGGTTTTATGTCCGGTGCTGTTTGATTTAGTACGGCCAAGTCGCCCTCATCGTAAGATATTCCACAATCTAAGCATATCCACATTTCTTGTCTATGTGAATATCCAATTTCTCTTCTGCACTTCGGGCAACGCACAGCAGGTTGATAATTGTAATCCAAATTTCCATTGTCATCCCATAAATCATCCTCGTCCTGAACTATTCCACAAAATTGGCATTTGTAAACATGGTTGTCTTCGTCGTAACCCATTTCTTCATGACATGTACTGCACATCACGCCATTACCATAATATAAGTCTTCGTCTTCAAAATATGCCATACTCCAAAAACCTCCTTAACTTTTTCACTCTTCCGTCTACTAGTTACTAACTATACTGCAATTATACTTTGACGATTGTAAAAACTAAAGAGATTTTATAATATATTATAGCTTTGTAAAGTTCGTTTCCGAGATGATAAATTTTGCTGAAAAACAGCCCTCTGCCCGGATGCCCACTTTTATTTCTGTCTCTTATACACATCTCCGAGCCCACGAGACT